TGCATTCTTTTTAAGAAGATTGTTAGTATTATAAAGTTCAAAATATTTTGCATGAAGTTGTGGTATTCTTAAAGATTCTTCATCCAATTTATCTGGATCAATTACTGAATCTTTTTGCCACATTTCTTGAATCAATTCCAAATTCATACACGATCGCCAAACATATCCTCTATATCAAATATAGTATACTTGAAAGTGACCTGTGCTGTAAAGTAATTAATGTCTGTTTGAGTTGCGTCAAATGTCAAGGTTGATAAACTTACTGGAAACATATTGAAAAATTTTACATTAAATCTTGGAAGTTGATTACTATTTAAAATTTGCAGAGTTCCGTCCGAATAATATTGAATATCACTATTTTTTACAGTATTTGGATTGTATTCTGCGTTTTCTTTTAAATCATAAATTTCTTGAAGACTTTCTGGATATCCCAATCCTCTCATCCAATTATGAATTTCCATATAATTTTCCATATTTTCATCAACAAGAAATCTTAAAGTAAAATCTTCATAATCAATTTTATCGCCAGGAACATCAATATCTTTTAAGTATGTTGGTTGAATTGCAGTTCCCATAGTGATAGATGGCAAGTTTGCCTCATTGCACATAAAATCAACTTTTGGATAATTTGCCAAAATAAATTTAAATCCTACTGGAGAAAGAAAACTTCTATTTTCTGGTTGTCTGTCAAATACTTTATTTGTTGTTGCCATTTTTTTTAAATATTTAGATAAAAAAAGGGTCCCTTTCGGGACCCTGCTGACCTTTGTGAGTTTAAATCACATTAAATTGGCAACAGATACTCTTCTGTAGTAACGGTTGCTGTTGACATCAAGACCAGGTGAGGTAATGGTGCTGGTTCCTTGTGAGAATGGGTTAGCAACAATGCCATAACGGGTCTTAAAGCCGATCTTAGGCTGGAAGCTGTTCTCACCAACGGCACGTACCATTTGGAGAGGAACGTATGGGCAATAGAACAGACCAGCATCATAAGGGGAAGAACCCTTATAACCAACAACATAGTACTGGTTACCTGGAGTTGCGTTAGCAGTGGTCAGGTTAGCAGCATATGGGTCGATGTAGACACGGAACTTACCAAGCAGAGTGCCTGCGAAGGTGTTACCGGTGTCATCAACAGACAGGTTAGCATTGAGTGCAGGGGTGTAATCGAGAACACCAGCCATGGTCAGTGCTGAAGCAACGTCAGCAGAGCACAGGATGATGTTGCCCTTTCCTCTACGAGTTCTTTGTGCAATTGCGTTTGCATCTCTCTCGATTTGGAAAAGAAGACCCTTGAACTTCTCAACCGACCAACGACCGTTGGAGTCAACGTCGAGGTCAAAGATACCTGCAGTTGCGGTATTCTGAACAGCACCAGTTTCAGCAGTCTTATAGATGGTACGAATGATTTCACGGTTGATTTCAGCAAGAATCTCAGTTGAAAGGATATTTGCTAATTCAGCCTCAGCATTCAGACCATGGATTGCCTTGAGGTCCTGTGCAAGTTCTAATGAGTACTCGGCTTTCAGTGCTCTGGACTTTGCGGTAACAGTGACTTTCTCGATTGAGAATGCCATCTGGTTGAATTCACTACCGCTGCCATCGCCCAGTGCTTCTGCCTCATCGGTACGCATACCCTGACCTACGTTGTAAGCCAGTTGAGTTGCGGTTGTTGATGGGTTTAGAGCACCTGGGTTGGTTCCTGCTTGTGCAGTAGTACCCATACCAACAGTACCATCTGTCCATGCAGAGGTATTGTTGAAATCATCGTCTTGACCAGAGAATGCGGAATCTACTTCGTTGAAGAAGGTTTCTGGACCGCCTTGAGTTCTGTACTTAGAACGCATTGCGAAGATGAGTCCAGTAGGACCACTCATTGGTTGAACACCCGCCAGGTCATAAGCAACCAGGTTAGGCATTGAACGACGGATCAGTGAAATCAGAACAGGGTCGAAACCTGCTACTGTCTGACCACCAGATGAAGTATAACCACCGTTACCAACAGCATTGGTTGGAGCTTCGGTGAGGAATGAACCAGACTGCTCGAATGCAGACTGTTCACGGAGGAATTTTTCTTGGTTTTCTAACAGGACAGCGGTTACTGCTCTACGATGCGAATCTTTGATTGGATCAAGACCCTCATAATTGAGGAGAGGTGCCCACTTTGCCTGCAGATGTTCTGAATGAAACATTTGCTTTTACCTTTTTTAAGTGTGTTTTTGGTTTGAATTATGTTAAATTCAATTATTTGCTAATAGCAGACATCATTTTTAGATATGCACTCATAGTTCCAGAGATTTGCTCTGGTGAGCTATCAACTTGCTCCGATAATGATTCTGATTTAGCTTTTGGAGAAACAGCTCTTGAAGGAAAATATGCTTCCTTCAAAGTCTCCAGTTTTTCACGATATTCTTCTTCACTTTCAAACTCAACACTTTCGGCAAGTGAAGCGAGCTTCTCTTTCTGAGTAGCAGCAAGGCCGTCAGAAACTTGTTCAAAGATTCCGTCTGCAACCGCCTCTGAAAGGCGTTTGTTTAAGGAAACATTTTTCTCAATTTGCTCGTTGAGTTTTGTCTCCATGTCATCAAGTTTTTCTACCATACTCTCAAGCACATCATATTTATCTTCAGGGATTGTTACATAATGTTCTTCAAAAAGTCCTTTCAGACCAGTCATGAAGGATTCTGTTAACTCCTCCTTCAGACCCTTTTCAATGGTGAGTTGGTTCTGAGTGAACCATTCATCAGAAACATACTCAAGGTATGCATCAACTCTTTCGCAGAGTTCGGATTTAATTACAGAAACTTCTTCAACAAGAGCATCTGCATATTTTTCTTCAAGATTTTCTTTGATTTGAGCAACTCTTGAAACAAGAGCAGCTTCAAAGATGGTGCGTGCTTTCTCTTGAAATTCCTCAGAAAGATTTTCACCGGCAAGAAGGGCATTAACATCTTCTTCGATGTCAAACTCTTCTTCAACAACTTCTTCCTCTTCTTCTTCCTCTTCTCCCTCTTCACCTTCAGCAACTACTTCTTCTTCACCTTCGAGTTCTTCATCTTCATCAATGAGGTCTTCATCGTCCAGTTCCTCTTCTTCCTTCATTGCCTTCATTGTTTCAGCAGGTTTTGCATTTTTAGTGATTGCATCCTTTACCTGTTTCAATGTGCCTTCTGGTGTCTTCAGCTTTGCTGAATCATCATCTGGACGATAATTGGTGGGATCAGGACCTCCGAGATCTTCCCATCCTGCTGTTTGTCCAGGAGGAATGTTTCCGGACAAATGTGGCATTGCATCCGCAGCCTTTGCATTAGCATTAACAGCGGTTTTGGATTGCTTTGTGCCTACTTCCATTTCTTGTAAATCTCCACGAGACATTTGAACTCTCCGATTAACCTTAGTAATTTAATCTATATTTATTTATAATTTATAAATTTGCAATAAATTGATTGAAAAGACTAAGTTTATAGTCTTCAAGAATTTTTTGATCAACAAGAGTATTAATTCTCTTGTAAGTTTTTTCTGCCTGCTGTTCTTTTAAAATTCCACCATCCCAAATCCATTCTTTTCCTTCCATAATTCCTTGAACAAATGCATCAGGTGCTGAAGGATCTGCAACAATATCCGCTGCAGTTGAAAGCATAAAATCTTCGCCAACTTCTTTATATCCTTCACGGGTTTCTCTTAACGAACCAATACCACGAGAAGAAACACCAAGACATACTCCTTCCGTTAAAAGTGACTCGGCAATTTTACCCATTGGTGTAGATAAAATCTGAGCCTTACCTATAAAATTATTTCCATCACGATAAAGTTCTGTAATTTTATGCGAAACTCTATCAAGATTTACAGTAGGTCCATCAGGATGTCCTAATTCACCCAAAGCACGTCCTTTATTTACATATTGTTCCGTATAACGTTTTACTTCTCTTTCCATCACCGGCATACGATACATTCTACCATTTCGATTTACTTGCTCTGCCTGAAGAAAAATTCCTTTAATAAAAAGAGACTTTTTACCACCAATACTTTCAGTAATAACTTCTACCTTTTCGATTTCTTCTGTGATAAGTTTCATCATGCTTGTCCTGTAATTTGAACTTGTTGTAAATAAAGAACTGCATTTCCAGTGTCTGTTCTTGCAGCAAGTTTGAGTGAATTTTTTAAATTTGCATCTGTTCCAGAGAAAGTAGTTACAATTCCACTTGTGTTAGTTCCAATTGAACATCTGGTTTGGTGATAACCGTCAACCCCAGATGAGGTATCTACTGAAATAACTGGTTGATGAGTAATCAATGCATTGTAATAACTTTGTGCTCCCGACAAAGTTACATAATCACCAACACCAAATGGGCATTGAGTTCCTTCTGCAAAAGTGACAATAGTTGTAGTTCCAGTGGTAATTCCAACAACTCTAT